CGCTGCTTTTCTTCCGCCTGCATGCGGGCATTCAGCCGATTGAGTTTGTCTTCTTCATATTTTTCAACGGCGGCCTCGTACTCCTCCGTTGTCTGAAAATCATCCTCATTCGGCTTTTTCAGGTCTTTGAGTATGGGTGCGGCTGAAGCGCGGCCTTCCTGCAGTTCATTCACTTTTCGGCGAAGGTCTTCGATTTCCGAATCGCGTTCCTTCGGCTTCTGCTTGATGCGCAGGTGGGTGTCCGCCGGCGCGCCTTCGACTTCGTCTTCCTTGTCGATGTCCTGCCAGAACTTCGCCTCTTCGTCGCCTTCGCCGGCATCGCCGGACTCTTGGCCATCTTCGCCGGCTTTCTGTGCTTCAGCGATTTCTGTTTCTACCTCTTCGGCTACCACCTCCTCTTCCACTTCTACTTCTTTTTCGTCTGCCATCGCCTGTTTTCTCCTTACAGTTCGGATGTTTCCCGGCATACTCCCCACCGGTTAGGGTATCAATCTTCGTCTATCCTGCACGGTGACGGGTTTTGATCGAACCTCACCACCTTTATTGTCTGTTTTCCTTCGAGCATTGCCTTCATGATTCGGTGCCGTCCATCCAATATTTCCCCATCTTCGTCAAGGATAATTGGGAAAGAAAGGTCAGCATCGAGAACTGCTTTCATATGCATCACAAATTCGCGCATGGTGATATCGTATCTTTTCCACACGCTTATGGCATCAATAGGGAATTCGCGCTCAGGCAGATCTTTTGCCAGTTCGATAAGCCTTGCCACTGACCAATGATGACGGCCCAATTGTGCCAGTTGATTTTTCGGTGAATAAAAGTCTGGTATTTTCATTTCAAATACAAAAAAACAAAAAACAACATGACAATCACACCAAGCAAAGAACCGCAAATTTGTCCAAGTATTGCCGCTTTCCAGTTCATCTCATCTTCCTCCAAGTTCGGCAAAAAGTTCTTCAGTGCTCATCTCATACGGGTTGCGCAGCGGCACAATCTTTGCCGTGGCGTCAATTTTCTTTGCAAATGTGTCGGCCTGCTTGCTTTCTATCTCAGCCCCGGCCTTGGCCGCGTTGGCCTGCGCTTCCATCCGGCCGGTCTGCGCCTCAAACGCGTCAACGAAACGCTTCAGCTTCTCGTTGGCGGCGTCGAGCTGCATTTCAATTCCCTTGCGCTTCTGCTCCAGCAGCTGCGCCTGGCCCTTCTTGTCTTCGGCCAGGGCAAGAACCATCGCGGCGTCCGGTTGCTGGCTTTGTTTCGATTCTTCAAGCAGCTTCTTCTCTTCGTCCGTTTCGGGCGGTTTGAATCCTTTCAGAACCATCTGCTTGTTTGCATATTCGCGCACATCGTCAAAGTTTACGCCATCCATCAGCGTCAGCAATTTCAGGTAGAGAGCTTCACGGATAGGGCTCGTCTCCGGAACCATCGGAATCATGTTTTCCAGCCGGTCGATGGTCTGCTCTTTCTTGCTGCTATAGGATTGACCTATCTTTGAATAGACATCAAATTCGACATTTGACAGATCGTTGAGCGTGACCAGGTCGCCGGTTTCCTTGTCGATGACGGTCTGCATGATCTCGCTTGTCTTGGTGGTCCCGTCCGGCATGGTCATTTTGACTTTGCGCGGCACATCGTAGACCTCAGTGGCCATGGATGCGTAGATCTGGCCGTCTCGGCGCTTGGCGTGCTTGAAATGTTCCTGGTAGACAACTGACTGCATATCAAGCCTGCGCTGCAGGGCGAGCACAGCTTTGCCGGAAAGATCAGGGTCGGCGATGTCCTGCGGTATCCCCGGATTTGCCACGTCCTCGACGGCCTGCCTCGACAGATCAATCGACACGGCCAGGGCAGGGGGGACTTGCGGGGCTGGCAGGGTCGCAATCGGGCCGATGGGCAAATCAGATCCATCAAGGGCCTTGCGGTTCTGCAGGACATAGGCAAAGTTGTTTTCCGCCCCGGACATCGAGTAATAATCCTCGAACCCGGCGATCTGCTCTTGCAGGAAAATAGGCTTCTCCCGCGGTGACTGAGAAACGATATCGGCAAGAAACGACATCTGGAAATTGCGCAACATCTGTGGGTCTTTGGCCAGCCGCGTCACGCCCTCGTAATGCTCCTCTCCCTCTACGTAAGCATGCTCACCGTAGCACGGGACAACCGGGAGATGCTCGCCGGCAATAACGCGGGTATCCAGGATCTCAGCGCCTGACGCGATATACTCCGTTACCTGCCATCGCTCTACCTCTCGGTCGCCCTCAATGGTATATCCCTCGTCAAGCAGGTCATCCATAACCTCGGAAAGCTCTGATTCGGCCAGCTCCATTGTCTGCCCGAACGGGTCCATCATGGTCAATATTTTGACTGTCACCCGCTCTCTGTGGAAAAACTTGACGACATAGACCGTCTTGCCGGTCGCATACCAAGGGAATGAATAGGAATGCTCCGGCTGTTTGAATGACTCCGCGACGTTATCAACATCCTCACCGGTCAGTTCCTTGACCAGTTTTTTATAGCCGTCCTCGGAATATGGGACCAGCACGGAAACATAGTCAGCGTCTGATTTATCCAGCAGCTTTGCGCCGGGGTCCCAGTACACGCAGTTGTTGGCCTCATGCAGCGGCATCCTGTCGATAACCTGCTTTTTGTTGCCGGAGCGGTTGCTCTCATATCTGGTATAGAGCAGCCATGCACCGACACCGCAGACAACGGTTTCCTGCTTGGCCACCTCGTAGGAATTGATAGAGGTGTTGGCATTGTCGTCGGTGCGGTAAAGCCCGTCAATCAGATCGGCGGCGTCATCCCGCGTCTCGTCTACCGGCTCGAAATCTACCGTCACCTCATTTTCCGACAGGTCGGCCAGGATCTGGCGGCCGGCCTTCTTGAGAATGTTAAACTCTCCCCGGTATGCCAGCTGTGAATCGGACAACAACTGCTCGTTCCATTGCGTAATAAAATAGAAGCACATGTCATCAGCGGCCCTTTCCCTGGTGACCTGCCCAGCAAGGTACGCTTTTTCGTGCATTTTTTTTAATTCTTGCAAATCCAAAGTCATAATGTTAACATCCCACTGTGTTACATACTTACAATCTCAACATGGCGAAATTATGATTATAGATATTACTGGCCACAAGTTTGGTCGGCTCACCGTTATAGAAAGGGCCGTTAACAAAGGAACTAAGATCATGTGGCACTGCATCTGCGAGTGCGGAGAGAAAACAACTTGTCGCGGGGAGCACTTGCGTAATGGGCTTATTTCTTCTTGTGGCTGTCTTGCCATTGAAATGCAAACTAAACATGGGATGGCAAGAACCCCTATTTATTGGGTTTGGCAAAATATGAAAGATCGTTGCAACAACCCTAATAATCCACAGTTCTCGGATTACGGTGGAAGGGGTGTAAAAGTTTGCGACAGGTGGATGGCAAAGTTTGAACACTTCCATGCCGACATGGGTGATTGCCCGCAAGGGATGACGTTGGACCGAATAGACAACAACAGAGGGTATTGCAAAGACAACTGCCAATGGTCTACGCGAAGGAATCAAGTCCTGAACAGAAGAAACACAAAGCTTTATACTGTTGGTATCAAAACGATGTGCGTAAAGCATTGGTGTGCAGAGGTTTGCATTCCATACGCTACCGCACGTAATAGGATGAAGAAAGGAAAGAGCTTTTTTGAAGCTCTTAAGTTTTTGTAGCCAAATACTCATTACCGGTTGTCGCCGCCGTAGCGAATTGCCTGGATTACCAGGGTGAAAGAGCTGCTGTTTACCGCGTTGTTGGTCACGGTGATTTCCCAGGGCGATCCGTCACCAAGCGGGAAAAAATTGTCTGATCCCGCCGTCACACCATCGCCAAGGATAACAGGCGTGATGGTCGTCTCGTCTATTACGTCAGCCCCATTGCCGGCGGCGGACAGGATCGTGATGTCGTCGCCGTCCAGGATCTGCAGGTCGCTGTTGTCGGTCGGCCC